CATTTATAAATCCCGCTACAGAATTACCCTTCCTAATATCCTCAGGCGTAGGACGCACACCTACAAGTTTCCTTTCCAAATAATCGAGCCAATTCAAGGTGCTCTCAATCATGGTGTTTTTGTCGAAGGTGACATCACGATATTTGCGTGGAATTACGAATCTATCTCGAATTCTAAAGGCAACTCTTCCTAAGTTGCGAGACCTAGCTGAAGCCATGGTGGATGACAAGGTTTCTAAAATCATCTTTTCTTGATGATAATGTCCTAGTGAATTTAGAGACTGTGCTTTGGCCTTTAGAAGCCTGATTGCATTACGATGCTGTTTCGACATTGCTATTTTCACGTGCATCAAGCTCGAAAATACACTATCCCTGGTGTTTGGGTCAAGATCTTCCCTGTCTGCATTTGCTTCTTTTGCTTCTTGCAGCATAACTGCACGAAGGGAAGGTGACAGAAAAGCAGCAGGTGATCCTACTAACTCGGCAGGTGCACATCCTTCAGTGATCTGTTTTGGGAGAATATGAAGGGACCTAATTCGTTCTTTCTCGGCCGAATTTAGCGACCACCTTTCCTCTATGCTGTCAATCATGATGCGCTGTACATATGACGCAGTGGACAAACCCTGACCGGCCAGTGCAATGTCACGAGACACTGCGAATGTGTTTAGATAATCTCCAACAAGGGACGGGGCACTTGGTATAACAATGAGTGATACCAGCTCTCGGAAACCCAAAATCGGACAAGTCTCACCAATTCCAGTATCCTGAGAATTGAATTCTCCTTTCACTGCCGATATAATCTCCTTAACAAGATTTGGTGTGACGCTAACAGATCTGAGACACACTTTCCTGATATCCCTGACAAGTTGGAGGAAAATTCTAGCACTGATCTGCTTATCTGATCTTGTCAAATGGTAGCTTGTGTCAACGGCCTGACTCTCTGCCAGTATGGTACTATCATCAGAAGTCACCATGATGTGGTCTATCATTTTAGCCTTTTTCCCGTTTACTACAATCTGGCAGAGTTTCGCAGCGTTGATCGTCATGATCAGCCCTCCAGCATGCAGAAGCGAGCTGCTATGGTGAGACATTCCCTGCCCCATATGATGGGATGTGGTATACCAAACCACGGGTGTCCCTGCTTCGTAACAAGCCACAGGCATCTGTTCCATCCATAACAAGGTGGAGTTGGCAGCACCATGGGTGTCAGCATGAGCACATTTCTTTTGAAGATAAGGTACTAC